AAGTTCTACTCTATCAATTTCTGTTGTATTTAGCGAACTATTGTCATCTGTTGTTACTCTAACTATATTATACACGTTTGACCTTGTATAATCATCTACAGTAACAGTTGGTAAAGCACCAACACCACTAGTTAAAGTAATAGCGCTAGTTGTATAAAATGGATCTATACGATCCTGTATTTTTTTAGGTATGTCACCATAACCTTGACCACCACGACCCATAGTTTCTCTAGTTACAGCTCTACTATAGTCATGGAAAGCTTTATCAAGTAGATCAAGCTGCACTTGCGAACCTATTCTATTAAACTCGTCTGGGGTTAAAAAACCTCTTGATTCTTTATTTAGTATTGCTAATACTTTTCTATATACTTTATCTACTGATATTGCCATTTTATATTTTATTATAATCACAGGCCCTAATTAAAGGGCCGTGACTACTTGTTTTTAACCTAATCTTTTTTGTATTGATTTATAAACTTCAACACCTTCATCAGTTTTAAGCCAAGCTGCAAATGCAGAATATGGGTTTTCATCAAAAGGTACTTCCATTAATTTTCTATCGTTAGAGCCCCAAGAAAAATTTCTTTGATCTTGTGATAATTTTATTACACCAGTTTCAGTAGCTTTAATAGCTAAGTTTCTAAGTACAACATTTTCATCATTTACAAGATCTAAAAATAAAACTGGATTTGCTCTTGCAAATAAATACAAATCTCTTTTTATTTCAGCAGAACTCATTTTATCAACAGATGAGCCTAACTCAACTCTTAATATAGCCTCTGCTTGATCTATTTCAATACTAGTAGCTGTGTTTAAAGCTTTCATTTCAGTTTCAATATCAACTAAATCTTCTTTAGCTTCTGCTACTTCGTCTAATTCACTATAAACAACACCTTTTTTAGGGTGGTATAAAGATAATAATTTTTGTAAAGGTTGATTTTGTTTTGGAACAAATAAAACACCGTCTTCAAATATCACATGATCCAACATTACATTGTCATCTTGTTCATCAACAAATATAGATTTTTGATTACTAGAGTATCTCATTTCTCTGTTAATATTTTTATCATCATCCCACCATAATAATGGTTTTTTTCTAGTTGACTTAGATTGTAAAACATAAGTCAAAGGCCTACCATCTTTTCTTAAATAGTATTGTCTATCTTTCATCTCCCACTTTGGAGATGTATTTTTTACTTGTACTGGTTCTTCAACCAATACTTCTTTTTTCTTTTTTGCCATAATATAATATAATTAAATAGTTTAAAAATAAACCTAAAGGCGCCATAAAGACGCCTTTGGTTTAATATAATTGATCATTAAGAGTCAATTGCTAATGTACAACTAAGTATATCTGGGTGAGCAAACGTTGAGTTTACATCATCACAGATAACAACAAAGCCTTCAGCATTGAAGCTTCCTGCATTACCAATTTTCTTAGCTAAAGCTTTAAAAACTTTAAGTTCAGAATCAGCAGTAACAGTAAGTGTAACTATATCAGCAGCAGAACCGTCTGTACCAAAGCTACCAATAGAACTTGAAAACTTTACTAAGATAGTTGCATCAGCTGCAACAGTCATTCCAAGAAATCTTGACATTGGATACATAGCGGCATCATCAGCTGCGTCAATAAAAATTAAAAATTTATCCATTTTTATTTATTTAAAAGTTAATAATTCAGTTATCTACTATGATTCTTTTAACAGAATAAAGTTATTAGCAGCTTGTACAACTAAACATCTTTCAGATAAATAGTGTACTTCCATATAATCGTCTCCGATATATGACGCACCACCAACAGATCCAGTTACCCAAGACTTCATTCTTCTATCATCAGTTTGAGAAGCTCTATATCTTACGTGTAAGAAAGGTCTTTTAATGTTTCTTCCTAATCCTTCATCATATACAGATGAAACACCAGCAGGAATTAAAACACCAGAAATATCTCCAAAACCACCTCTACCAGTAGCATCGTTTAAGTATCTCCAGTCAGACTTATAGAAGTCATAAGAACCTCTTCTAAGACCTGAGAAACCTAAGTTTAATGCCATATCAGCAGAATTTTCAAATACTCCGAAAGAAGCACCACCTTGATAGTTAGAGTTTAATCCAGCCATCATGTCATCAAATGTAAGAGCTAAATCTCTATTCACATATAACATGTTTTCCTCGATTGCACCTTGCTTGTCAAGATTTTTAAGTACTAAATCAAAATCAGCTAAAGAAGCTAAATCTTCAAATACATTACCTCTTGTTTCGATAGCTTCAAATAAACCTTCACTACCAAAGTTCTCACCAGCAATACCCATTGCAGTATCAGCAACAGAAGAACCAGGAACACCTTTTACAGCTTCAATCATAGTCATCTCAACGTAATCTTCAAATCTTAATCTAGTTTCACTAGCAGATTTCATGTACCAAGAATAACCTGTTTGTCCAGACTCATCAATTGTTTCAACCCAACCGATTTGAGCAGTATCAGAACCAGAAATTTTAAAGTGATCTTTAATGATCATTGGTCTGTTATCAAATTTAGTAAAGCTTGGCTTAAGTTCTCCTACCATAGAAGCAGAACCTTTTGCAAACTCAGAACCAAATACAAAAACATTTACACCTAAATCACTAGATCCTAATACAGTTGTCATGTCAGCTGTCTTATACGGTTGTGCAGTAATAACTTGACCAGATGATGCAGAAACTCTACACACAAGTGTGTTAAGTCCTGTTGCAGCATCAGTAACAATTACAGTAGCACCTACTCTTACAGAGTTAGTATAATCACTACCTAGTGTTATTGTGTTTGCACTTACGTCAGCTTGAGCTGTTTGGTTTCCAGTTTTATGTTTGTAAGCAATATGTAATCTGTTTTGCTCAGACCATACTACTTGATCAGAGGCCATAGGCATTTCTGCCCCTACCATAGCCAAAAATCCATTAATTGTACGATTTCCGTATCTTTCGATTTCTTGTTCGTACAACTCAGGTAGGTATTGTTGCGCCCAACCTTGGTTAGCTGTATTAGCTAGATCCAAATAGTTGTTCGCGCTTACGACTTGTGATGGCGATCCTGTTAAAGAATAGTCACCAGCTAGTCCTAAAGACGTATTAAATCCCATTTTGTTTAAATTTTAAGTTGTTATTTATTTTCTAATTTTAAATTTCAAACTAGAACTATCTTCACCACTTAATACTCTAAACTTTTTACCACCAGTATCAACAACAGGTGCTGCAGTTCTTGGAGACATATCAATGTTTTTAGCGCTTACAGCACTCTCCCTTACAGCGTCTGCTTTACCTTGATCATAAAAGTGTTTAACAATTTTATCAATGTTTTTACCAGCATATAAAGCTTTGTGATACCCTTTTGCATCTTGCATCATATTCTTATTGTCAAGGAACTCTCCTATAAAATTAGATATATCGCTTTGATACTCTTTAACATTTTGAACGTCTTTAATATTGTATCTATAAGTTTTTTCTCCAACGTTAAAGTCAAAACCTTTGAAATTATTATTGAATACAGAGTCAGTAGATTTTTGGAAACGTTCTAACTGTTGTTTTTGGATCTCACTATTAGTGGTTTGTTCTTGTTTGTATGTATTGTAAAATTCTACTGCCTCTTTCTGCTCGCTGGTCAACTTAGAACCCAACTTGACTTCTTTGTAATACTGATCCTTTAGGCCAGTAAGATGCTTTCGAGCTTTTACAATTTCTTCTTTGAAAGCCAATTTTTTCTTTTTAATATCTCTTGGCTCATCAATGTCCTCATCAAATTGAAAGTTGTCTTCAATTAAGAAGCTTATTTCTTCCATATTTAAATGAGGCTTAGTCGTTTTATAATATTCTAATAATAAAGCGTTGTCATCTATATCAGAATAATCCGCATTTAATCTAGCGTAATCCTCTAGAGTTCCACCTGTATCTTCCATAAACTTAACTAAATCTTTTAAGTTTTCTGGTACAACCACTTGCGGCTCAGGTTGTGTTTGCGTTACAGGTTCTTCAATTTTTTCTTCTACAACTTCTTCTTGTTGTATATCTTCTTCTTTTACCTCTTCAAGAACTACTTCTTTTTCTTCAACTTCTTCGGCAGGCTTTTCAACTTCTTCTTGCTTGTTTTCTTTAGAAACTTCTTTGCTAGCTTCGGATTCGTCGCGAACAGGTACTTCATCTGTGCTTTGCTCTTGAACGGGCTCATTTTTCTTTTTTAATTTGATTTTAAAATTACCACCTTCTTGTTCAACAATTTTAGCTTGAACTTTAGGCGCCTCTTGTTTTTGTTCTTCATTAGAAGTGTTTACAGATGTTTCCTCTGTTTTTACCTCTTGAATAACATTTTCTTGTTTTTCAGTGTTTTCCATAATATAATATTATATAATTGTTAATTATCTAGGCTCAAATTGCTCTAGTCCAAAACCTCCTAAATTATCAAATCCAGCTGATTCAAAATTTTTTGGTCCTGTTTCTTTTTTCCTTTGATCAATCATCTCGCTTTGCTGAGTTGCTTGTATCTTAGTTCTTTCGTCTTTACGATCTTCTTTTTGTTTTTCTCTTTGTTTTAAAACATCAGCTTCAGCTGTTTTTAATTTCATATTCATTTGAAACTCTAGCTCCATTAACTCTTTTTTAATTTGAGCTTCTCTTTCCATTTTTTGCATTGCAAGCTGTGCTTTAACTTGTTCTATCTGTGCGTCTGTTTGAGCTAATGCTTGAGTTTTTTGCATTTCAGCTGCAGCAGCTCTTTCAGCAGCAGCCGCATTAGCTTCGGCTTGTTTCTGTATATTTTGCTGTGCTATTTGTTGGTCTAAAGCTTGTTTAGCTTTTCTTCTTATTTTTAATAATTGATTAGCTAGTTTTATATTTCTAACCTCACGTATATCAATAGCATCTTCCAAGTTTATACTATTTTGTTGTAAAGCCATTTGAATATTGTTTTCTAATCTAGCTTTTTCTTCTTCATCTGGCGCTAATTCTAAGAATATACCAAAATCATGCAAATGTAAGTTAGCCATTTCTTCTAGTGTACCAACATTAAATTTACCTAAAGATTTTATAAATGCCTCTTTTGTTGGTGAATATTCTATTACATCAGATATTCTCATTGCTATACACTCTGCAGTAGAAAGAGTTATGTACAAACTACTTTGTAATATATGTCTTGTAGCAGTGTTACTATTAGCAGCTGCCATTTTTTGTATACCTACTAAAGCATCTTTATCAGGCATTGTACCATCTCTAGCTTCATTTAACCCAGTTACATCACGCATCATTTGTAAATAGTAATTATAAGTTTGTATTAAACTTTGTATTTTACCACCTTTTGTACTAGAGTTTATTTCAGTAACTGGTCTTATACCTCTATTCATATCACCATCTTGTGTCATTGATCTACCAATAACACTACCAGTTTGGAAATACATGTTTAAAGCTTCTTGCGGGTTATAGTTTGTACCATTACCTAAATCTATTTCAGCTAAAGCATCTGCATCTAAATAAACACCATCTGGTACCATTTTAGACATTACTTGTTGAAGTTTTAAGTGAGTAAGCTGTATCATATCTGCAAAACCAGTTATACGGCTTACTAAACTTTCAATACGACCTTCATACATACGTGGCGCACACATACTATAACTCATCACTGCTTTTGTAGTATCAGCTTTAGGTCTGATCATATTTTTCTTTAACTCCCACTTTAAAACTTTGTTTGAGCCACTACCTAATATTTTAGCACCTTCATATATAACTTCAATAACTCTTTCTACCTTTTTAAAATCTTCATTTTTAGGAGGATTAAAACTACCGTCTTTTTTAATAGCTCTTTGACCACCTGTAGCTGTATTTTTTACTTTATAAACCTCACTCATATAAGTTTTATATTCAAAATATAAAACACTTATAGAGTTATTATCATCTCCTTTTTTATTAACAACTGTGTTTTTACCATAAGAGGCAGAGCTTGTTCTATATTGCTCTATCTCTTCATCTGTTAATTCAGGAAATTGTTTTTTAAGTTCGTTAGCATAAACATCTTTTACTTCACCTACATAATATATATCATCAAAATAAGGTGAATCAGTATAAGAATAAACTAAATCAGCTGGATCAACATATTCTATTTTAATACCTTCTGACTTATTAAATGAGTTTTTTATAGCACCAATACCTAAAGTAACTAAATCATGATTTACTCTTTTAGATACATACTCATACTTATTAGCATCTAACACGCTATTAATAGCTTCTTCCTCAGCTATTTCAATACTTTGCTTATAATCAAGCTGCATGTGTAGCTGTAATTCTTCGTTAGACTGTGGTAGTTTTGACTGATCAGTTTTATACATGTCTATACCAAATTGTTGAGAAACTTGATCGTTAAAACCTTTAGCCTGCATATCTGATACTATATTTTGAACATAATCAGTTCTTTCTTTTATAGCAGCTGGATCTTGTGAGTATGCTTTAATATCGTAAGATCTATCAGCCATACCGTTTACAACTATATCTACAAATTTAGGTATAATAGGAACAGGCTTCCAGTCTAAATTAAGATATGATAAATCACCGTTAATAGATAATTCATCTTTGTATTTTTTAATTGACTGCTCGCCTCTTGCGTATAGTCTTAGCGCGTGAAAAGATTCTTTAAAAGTTGAATACCTATTTGAGTTTTCATTATTACTAAACCACTCGTGCTCAATAGCTGAACCAACTTTAGCGCCGTATTCAGCGCTCATCTTTTCTTCATCACTAACAGCTTGGCTAGGAAAAGAGGTTTTAATACCTTTTTTAATCATCTTTAAATTATTTGAGATCTCACTCCTTGGTTATCGTATTTTTTAATACCAAGATTAATTGATTTTATTTTTCTTTCTTGTGTTGGTTTATAAAGGTTTTTATTACAAGCCATTAAAGCTAGTCCAGAACTTATTGACGCATCAAACTTAGTTCTATTATTTATATCAAACTTAGCCCAGTCTTCCAATGTTCTTTGAAAATACATATCACCGTAACTATCACCCAATTGTCCTACATGGTTTTCAATATAACTTTCTATAGCTGCAGCATGTGCTTGTTTAATATCTTCACTTGAGTTTGGTATACCACCTATTTCTTTTTCTGTAACTGATAATTTATTCCAAACTTTATCAGGTCTATTCATTGAATAACCCCTGTAACCTCTACGTTTTAAATAATATAAAAGTCTAGGTTTATTGTTTTCAGCAAGTATTGGCATACCATAAAACACGCAAGCCATTAATACATCTTCAAAAAATATTTCAGCTGTTTGAGGTCTTGCTACATATTCTAAAAATATTCTATTAGACGGAGCATTTTCCATGCTAAACTTAGTTACACCATGTAAAGCTCCATTTGACCCAAGCCTATCAACAGTGCCTGATATATCATAGCTATCACATCCAAAGGCACCTACGTGTTCGTTTCCAGGAAACTTAACACCGTTTTTAACTATTATTCTGTTCTGCATATTAACTTCAGGTATCCAGCTTATTTTAAATCTACCGTTTTTATTTGGCATAAACTCTACTGTTGTGTCTTTTATACCATTACGCCACTGAAAACTACCTTGAGTTACAAGACC